CTTCGGGCTTATGCTTCTTCTGGGGCATTCCAACGTCCTCTCCAACGGCTCAATAGCCTACTTCAGGGAGGACCACTTTTCAGGGGGCAGGCCAGGGTGCTGGCGGCGCTTTGGTCAATGCGCCTGCATCCGCTTTGATCTGTGGCTTAATTCCGCGTAGGTGCGTCATGATACGGCAACGCCTTGAAGTTCAAGGCCGTCGCGCCTGCCAATTTCTGAAACATCTTTCAGGTTGTAGGCGGTGCCGTTGTAACTAATACGGTCATCGGTCGTGATATCGGAGCGGTATCGGATACGAAAAACAGTTTTCTGGCTCTCTGCTTCGCCGTAGCCAGTGAAAAACTCGCTTGTACTCTGCTTCACAATCTCAGCCCAAACGGTCGTAACGGCTTGCCAGCTTTCCACTATGCTACCGGTTGGGGTCTTGGTTTTCGTCTTGCGCTCAATCGTAACTCTGCGGTCGAGATTCCCAATATGCATGGTTATTCCCTCCACATGACAACTGCATTGATCGACAAAACACCATGGCAAAGGGTGCGCTCCGGGTCAGGGTCGCGCATCCAACGGATAAGCGGCTTTTCCCATTCAACAACGGTCAAGCCTTCGGCGGGTGGCGCATCATAGAGGGCGTTGCAGGCGGCAAAGCTGATCTTCCAAGCCGTATCTATGCCGTCATCGACTGCCCAAATATGCACATCGATCAAGATACGGGCGCTCTTTTGATTGCCGGACGCATAGCCGAGATTTTGGGTCATCGTCGGGCTTACGATGATACATGGCAACTCATCCGGGCGGGTGCTGCCGCTGCGGATATTCATCGGGTCAACCAGTTCGGCAACATCTGCGGAATCGACTAGGGCGGCGTTAATGGCCGCTTGTAAAGCAAGTGAAGGCTCAATCATTTTTAATATCCGTTCCGGTCTGTGTGCCTTTCCACGCGTCCTTAGTTGCGGCGCGTCCTGCCCGGTCAATGCGACCTTGCAGGCGCTTACGGGTCAGGCGAAGGGCTGGCCAAAAGAAAGGTTGTGCTTCGGCGGATTTGGTGCCGTATTCGACAAGGTGCGCGTAGCGAACGTCCGAGTTTCCGGCAGTGATAATCACCTCATTCTCGCCAGCCATGCGCGAGCCGCCGGGTTGCGAATATGGCGGCGTCGTCTCGCCCGGAAGTGTCACGGTGATACTGTCGATCAGCGCGCCAGTGTCGCGGCTGGTCTCAGCGAACCGGCGCTGTGTCGCTGCCAGTTCGTTTGCGGACGCGATAAGCGCCTTCACTACTTTTGGCGGTACGTCTTTCTTGAGCCGATCAATAGCGGCGTTGAAAGACTTCATGCCGTTGTCCTGCTTCGCCATGGTCAAGAATCCTCTTGTCCAAGGCTGTAATCACGGTGATTTCTCAGGATCGACATAACGCCGAGCGGAAGGGTAGCGGCGGAAAGATCAATCGTTACAGCCTCGCGGCTTCTATACCAGTGCCCGGCGAGCATCATAATTGCTTGCTTAAGCGAAGCCGGTGCCGGGTCTGGAATAGGCTGGCCGGTGAAGTCAGTAATCCATTCTTCGGCTGCTTCGAGATAATGCGTGATTAGCTCATCATCGACGTTGTGGTCATCGATCTTTAATTGCGCTTTCATCAATGTAAGTGGCACAACTGCCATTTTATAAATTCCTTAAATTACCAATTGAAAAAGTTATTTTGGGTATCTCTTGTAAAGTGCTCCCCGCGCCGGTCCCCAATACAACGTGAAAATGTGCTATACCCCCATGTACTACCTGCGTTGCAGTTGAGAGGGGCTACATGAAAGTCACTAATATGCTTCAGGCAATTTACGGGCACGCTATACAACGCGAAGGGGAACGTTATGAGAAATGGATTTCCATCTCGCATAAACTTGGCGCAATTGCTGGGGGAGTTTCTGTTGTCACATTGCAACGCAATGCGCGCCTCGATTTGATGCTTCGAACGCTCGAAAATGAAAGGCTTGAACGAATAGCAAATGTGGCCTCTGAGGAGCCAATATACTCTCTTGATTTGCAAATGGCCTTGTCTGAGAATTGGGTTATGTCTGCATACGAGGTCGCTCGTGCAGCAAAAGATCCTATTAAAATTAGTGGCGAAAACTCTGATCGATTGCTTAAGCTTGAGTATCGGCTTGCTCTTGTTCGCATCCCGATGGTTAAAGGCGTTATCAAAGGAATGGATTTTAGTAAGAATAAAAAGAATCCTCCAATGATGCAAAAGGTCGGGGACGATAAGACGGAGCTTTATGAGAATGACGGCAACTATATTATGCCAACAAGTCTCTGCAAAGAAACTGGCGCAGTCGTTTGGATGCCTGTAGATATAAATCAGCGAAGCACGATTGCCGTTTGTCGTCGTGATCTGTCTGACGAAATGCTCGCAATATTCGACTAGGTTCACTGGCTGCGCTCCTGCTTCTGCTTCACGCTGTCGTGGCAAGGCTGGCAAAGCGTTTGCCAATTGCCACGCCACCAAAAGAGTTCTTTGTTTCCACGGTGCGGCTGTATGTGATCCACTACGGAAGCTGGCTTGCCGCATCCGGGCATGACGCAATAAGGATGCATAGCGAGGTATTCAGCGCGGGCTTTACGCCACACATGATTATAGCCTCGCTGTGCTGCGGTAGGCCTGTTGCGGTCGTGCTTGGCTTTGCGTTCTTGCTGCTGCTTACGCTGGCAGGCGCAAAGCTCGCCATGAGGCACAACGTTATTGCAGGCGCATATGCGAGGAATGCCCGTCATATCGCTGCTCTCAGGTCATCAAGGGCGGCGCGATCTAGCTTCGGATCGTGCTTGCCGCTGTTGATAAGAGTGTCGAGGGCTTCTTTTGTGACCGGGGTGAGGTTTTGCTTTTCGTCGGTCGTGCCGAATACGGATTTCAGAATGTCGGCAACAAATTCGGCCCTGCCACGATATGCCAGGGTGATTTCTGTCGGGGTGCTTTTCCATGTCTGCTTAGGGGTCCAGCCTAGAACGCCGGTTCCGATCTGGAATAGGCGAAGATAATAACCTTCTGGCGTCTGTGCGGGCTGATCTGTGTCAGGCTGTGGCGTGTCCGGCGCGCCAGACAGGGCCGGAACATCTACAATCGAGCGATAGATAAAGGCGACGAAATAAGGCTGCAAAGCTGCAATCTGCTTTGCGCCGTGGGTCGCGATCCCGTGCAAGAATCTGGCGTGGTTTTTCCTGCCACTGGCGATCAGGACGATTTTCGCCAATGTGCCTACCTTTCCACTCTGGATATCGGAAAGGACGGCTGCTAGATCGCCAAATTCTTGCACAAGATGCAAAGCGGCGCGCAATGAAGGCTTGAGAGCCTTCACGCTGTTCAACGCATGGTTTTTTGCGCGCCGCTTGTTCATGGTTAGGCTGCGATTTTCAGCTTGGTCAAAGCTTCGCCAAGCACAACGCGACCGCCTACGCGGCGACGTGCACGGAGCTTAATAATACCGTTATCAGCGCCGGTCAGTTCATCGCGGATCGTGGTGAAACCCACTCGATCAGCAATCGTATAACCAGACTCGAAGTCACCAAAAATAATCGGCGTAGCTTCGGCGGCGACGTTCGGCATGTCTACGGCTTCGAGGACCGGGCGGCCAAGCAGGGTGGGCGGTACGTCTGCGGCAATCGAAGGCTGCCAAAGATAAGAGCCGTCCGTATCCTTGAGCTTGCGAACAACTGCCATGGTGGCGCGGTTCATAAGCCAAGAGCCGCGCTGCGAATAGCCGGTCTTGATGTTGTAATACACGTCAATCAGGGCGTCGGCGTCGATCTGTGCAACTTCAAGGGCTGCAATCTCTGCCGAGGTCAGAACGCCTTCGGCTTGTGTGGTACCGTTGCCGTTGATAAACCAAGCGGCTTCCTTCTGACCAAAACGGCGGGCGATATGGCCGGACAGGTAGGACTCAAGGTCAATCTGTGTATCTTCGAGAAGAATGCGTGTGACCGGAACCGTGATAGCCATTTCGAACGGCTTGAGGTCGATCTGCTCAAAGGACGGTTCATCCTCAGCGGCTGCGGCGGTTTCGGCGCGTGGTGCCGGGTCAACTTCATCGACAAGGCGCGGAAGCTGCAAAAGTGGACCGCTCATGCTGATAGCGGAAGCAAGCTGGCGCACCGGGGAATATTCTGCCAGCTTTTCAATGATCGAGGTCGAAACTTGTTCAGGTGCCAGAACGCCGCCGGTCGTGGTGCCGTAAGCAAGCGCCTTTTCTTCAATGCGACCGCTGCGGATATAATCAGTGAAAGCCTTGCGCTCAAGATTGTCGCCATTGTCATTCATGGCGCGTGGCTGGTTGTTGTTCGAAGGCTGCGGGCGGTTCGCCTTGGCTTCCAGCTTGTCCAGACGCGCTTTCATGGCGTCAAAGGACTTCTGGTCAATAACCGGATCGGCCTTGGCTTCGGGCACGATTTCAATAGCTTCGTTTTCCATAGAGAAATTATCCTTTTGAGTATGGAATGCCGCTCCATCGACGGCGCTTTTAACTTCAATAATTCCCGCGTTCGGATGGATCGGACGGCGGCAAAGGCTGATTTCTGCGACGGTAATATCTGTCAGGACGCGACCGCCTTCGGGCCGAGCCTTGAAACCGTTATTCTGGAAGCCGATTGAAAGGCCGGACATGCTGCGGGCCTTTAAATGCAGGCGCGCTGCGCGGGCTGGCTCCGAGCCTTCAACAAACAAGCGGCCTTTCACTTCAAGCCCCTTGTCTGTGACAGCATAGGATTTCCAGACGCCGACAACTTGACCGCCGTCATGTTCAACCAACATCGGAATTTCTGGCGCGAATTTGAACGCGGTCGGCTCTATCAGGTCGCCAATGCTATCAGGCTTGCCAAACGGCCATGCGATCCCGGTAACGGTTCCAGCGTCATCAATGGAAACATCTGCTTTGATCTCGATTTTTTCCATTACGCGGCCTCTTGCTGGTCATCATCACCGGACACGGTTTCGCCGCTCCAAAGCAATTCCAAAACATCAAGCGCAATCGGCAGGGTCTGCATAACCGGACGTGTCTTGACATAAGCGTCAACAAGATCGAACGCCTCGCGATCTGGGGTGCCGCCGCCGATCAAGCTGAGCCGGATAATCGTTAGAAGGTCTTTGAAGTGGAATTGAGCGCTCATGACGCGGCCATACAGAACGCCAATGGCCGAGCCGGTCAGCTTTTCCAGTTCTTCGATATGCTCTGGTACGATTTTCAGCGACCGCTCGCTATCGCCAATGAAAGCGGTAATCATCGGCGCAAACTCCGCTCAAGATTGGCATATGAAGTTGCAAACAGCTTGCGCTTTTCCTCGCGGTAGGCTTTCGCCTCGCTGCGATCTGCTTTGAGAATGTCGGCGGTCTGTGCCGCTTTAAGCGGGCTGGCCGTCTGTGTCTGGTCGTTCACTCGGATCATCCTTATTGTCGGGGATGGTCTTCGGACCGGAAACGGAAGTGTAAGGGTTCGCCAATTCATCACCGCCGGGAAGCGGCGGCATGTTCATGGCGGCTCTGGCTTCGTTTGGCGTCATAATGCGCGATGCAACCAGCTTGCCGAAACTATCGGTGCGGGTCGCGGTATCGGCGCGCTGTAGGTCATCGATGACAAATTCAAACGAATATTCGTCCTGTTCATCTTCGGACAGTAGGACGGTTGCATAAGCGTCCTGCCAGCGATCCAGCCAAGGCCGGAGACACAGTTGCAGGAATGAGCGGGCCATTTCCTCGCTATTGCTCCAAGTGGCGCGGGATAGCTCAAACAGCATATGGGGCGGGACGCCGAAAATCCGGGCAATGTCCGCAATCTGGAACGTGCGATTTTCAAGGAATTGCGCGTCTGTCGAGGTGAGCGCCATCTGGTTATAGCCCCAGCCGTCATCGAGAATGAGCGGAACCTTGAAGCCATCGCTCTGCGCGGCCTGAAAACGGCTCTTAAGTGTTTTCAGGCTCTGCTCACCTACTGCGGGATCAGACGGAATAGCTTTGTCACGAGAGAGGACGGCAGGCGGGCGGGCGCCGCCTTTAAAGAGATTAGCGCCGTGTTGTTCCAGAACAGCGGATAAGCCGATTGCTTCCTTGCCGAGCGAAACCGGCGATCTGCTACCAAAGGGCCGAATGTCCAGAATTTCGGTGTGTGGATAATCAACGGTGCCGCCTGCTTCCGTTACGCGATAGATCGGCGGAAGGTCGGCAAGGCTATCCTCATAGATGGAAACAGTGCCGGGTTTCAGGCGGATAAGCTCAAGCGGCCTGCCATCGGATGCACGGACGACTTTTGCAAAACCGCCACCATGAATCAATGCATCACGTGTCAGGTCGGCGCGAAGCTGACCGGCGCTTGTCCAGCCATTGGCGCGGTTATGAACGATCCGGTGTGCCGTATGTTCTTTGGCCTGCGTCTTACCTTGCTCAAGGTCGCGATAGAGGTAACCGCCCGATTGTTACCGTGGGGAATATGTCTTGACACGTTCGACGACTTCCTGGTCGTCGACAAAGCATTCGAGGAATTCTTGCCATTTTT